CAGGGAGAGCCAGCAGAGATCCTGCCGACACGAAAATGTTAGAGCCCCAGGGAGGGCCAGCCGCTAAGCGGTTGGCCCTTTTTTGCTTTGTGGAGGTCACATGAGCCGGGATGTTTGGGAAACTGTGAAGCGCCGCGGATCAGAACATTACAAGACTGGCGACGTAGAGCCTCTCGATTTGTTTCGTTCGGGGGGTATTCTTCATCACTTCGCGATTGCTTCCATTATCAAATATGCATTCCGTCAACGTAAAACAATTTCCGCATCCGATTGTGAAAAAATCATCCATTACGCCGAAATACTCATGGCTCTGGTAAATGACACAAAAAGAAGAAATGATAAATGAATTATACAACATAAGAGAATGTATAAGACGAGTAGCCGAATATATTCGCGGTGACAGTCTGCTCGATAGAAAAGCGGCAAGTGAAATCACGGAAGATGCCCTGGTTAGTACAACAGAGATGATACTAAAAATTAAGCACGGGATATGGCTAGTAGAAGAATAAACGATTGTTGTGAAGAGTTGCAGCTAAAATTTGCTGCCTTCGCCGTGAAGATGGCAGAGGCAGGTATTCCTTTCATGCTCACGTGTACGCTCCGCACCCAGGCGGAGCAGGACGCATTATACGCGCAGGGGCGCACAAAGCCAGGGCCGATTGTCACATGGACGCGTAAGTCAAAGCATATTGAAGGTCGGGCATTTGACATCGCAATTCTTCGGGACGGCAAGCCATGCTGGGATGTAAAAGCGGATGTCAATCAAGATTCTGTGCCGGATTATATACAAGCCGGCGAGATCGGCGAAAGTGTAGGTTTAATTTGGGGTGGTCGCTGGAAAAAGCCAGATTATCCACATTTTGAGGTGTGAAATGGATAAATATATTATTTTCTTCTTTGTCCTTGTTGTACTTCTACAAATAATGGACGTTATATCAACGAATCGGGCACTCTCTAGAGGAGCGAAAGAGGCGAATAAGATCATTGCATGTTTGATGGATAAAATCGGAATCATACCTGCATTGGTATTGGTAAAAATTTTATTCTTGGCCATATTATTAATAGCCGCGCTATTCCTTGAAGCATCACTGCTCATCCCCATTTATACTCTGATCATAATCTCCTACAGCCTGGTGGTTATACACAATATCAGGAGTGTGACATGATAGGTGGTATAAACATAGATGTTGGTAGTGTGCTGGGTGGTATAGGGACGCTTGCAAAGGACATTCGCTCCGCCATCACCGGCGAGATCAGCCCGGAAAAGAAGGCGGAGTTGGAGGCGAAGGCCTTGGAGATTGAGGCCCGGGCAGCCGAGGCGGAAAACCGCGTCAAAGAGTTACAATCCCAAGTGCTCATTGCAGAAATTCAGGGTCAATCCTGGTTGCAGAAGAACTGGCGACCCATACTCATGCTCACCATCGTTGCCATCGTCGCGAACAATTATATCTTCGTACCTTACATGCAATTGATGGGTTTGCCGGCTGTGATTTTAGATCTCCCCGAAAAGTTATGGAACTTAATAACGCTCGGTGTTGGCGGCTACATCGCAGGCCGCAGCGGTGAGAAGATCGTGGAGGCCTGGAGGAAGAAGTAGTGGATATTTTCGATCGGGCACAGCAGGAAGAGGAGAGTTTCCGCACGTATGCGCTCATGAGGCACTATGCCAATCGAGATGCCGTCAAGAAGAATTCGAGTCGACACTGTGTTGATTGTGGTTGCTCGATTGGCGTTGCCCGCCTGCGGGCCGTTCCCCATGCAGTACGCTGTGTAGAGTGTCAGTATAAGATGGAGCGAAGGAGCCGGATGTGGAAGAGTGGCGTCTTTTATCTGCCTGTGCGTCATTGGTTGCAGCGACGAATGTGGTAGTGATGGCGTATGTGAAACATGTAATCGCACGGTCGTTATCATCACTGGAAGATAAATATGACGCAACTACAACAAGAGTGGAGCAGGTAGAGAAACAATTATATGAAATCAAAGCGGATTTACCAATCTGCTATGTGAGGAGAGAGGATTTTATAAGGCATGAGGTGGCGATCAATGCCAAGCTGGATCGTATCTATGACCGCTTGGAGAGATTAAAAAAGGAGTGAATCATGGATATAGAAAAGGCCCGTCGTGAAGAGCTGAGATGGCTCATTTTATGTGCGTTATATGCATCAAGGCCAGTAGGAGCATCCGAACATATCATACGTAATGCGATCGAGCCTGTCATACTTGATGTTACAGATCATGAGATCAGGCGCGAGCTCGACTATCTCGCAGAACGCGATCTGGTCACAATAATGAATCGTAATACACCGATCTGGATTGCCAAGATCAACAATCACGGTGTCGATATCGTTGAGTACACGGTAGAGTGTTTTCCGGGAATTGCAAGGCCGAAGAAATACTGGGGTGAAGATGCCGAAGCGCAGTAAAGTCACACAGTTGCCTCCCGAAGTGCGCCAGGAACTGGACCGCAAACTGATTGAAGGTGGGTTCAGCGATTATACGGCGCTGTCCGCTTGGTTGGCCGAGCAGGGCTATGAGATATCGCGATCGGCAATTCATCGCTACGGTCAAACTGTGGAGGAGCGCATCGCGCGTTTAAAAGCAGCGACTGACATTGCCGTAACCATTGCTGAGGAGGTGGGCGACGACGCGGGCAAGATCACAGATGCGGTAGTACGGATGTATCAGGAGCGTATCTTCAACGTGCTACTGGAGATGGGCGAAATCTCCCCGGACAGTGTGGACATCACAAAGCTCGGACGGGTCATCGCCGAGATCACCAGGTCGTCCATATCGCAGAAAAAGTGGATGGCCGAGGTGCGGGAGAAGGCGAAGAAAGCCGTGGAGAACATCGAGCAGAAGGCGGCCAAGCGCATGGACCCGGAGCTTTTGAGGATAGTCAAAGAGGAAATCTATGGCATCGCGTAGCCCTGTAACCCTTTACCCATACCAGCAGCGCTGGGTGGCTGACCGCAGCCGTTACAAAATCGGCATGATGGCACGCCAGACAGGCAAGACCTTCACGACGACACTGGAGATCGTCCTCGATTGCCTTGAGGCCGAGGCTGCGGGCAAAGTTACCCGATGGGTCATTTTGTCCCGCGGGGAGCGGCAGGCTAAGGAGGCGATGGAGGAAGGTATCAAGCGCCATCTGCGTGCCTTCCAGGCCGCCTTCGAGGCGATGGAGTACGACTGGGAGCCCGATGTGAAGGCCCTTGAGGTAAAGCTCCCTGGCGGGAGCCGCATCACGGCCCTGCCGGCGAATCCGGACACGGCGAGAGGTTTCTCCGCCAATGTCTTTCTGGATGAGTTTGCGTTTCACAAAGATTCCAGAAAAATCTGGCAGGCACTTTTCCCGGTAGTATCGGCGGGTTATCGCATCATTGTTGTTTCCACTCCAAATGGCAAGGGCAATAAATTCTATGAACTCATGACAGACCCGTCGCTGGACAATATTTGGTCAAGACACAGAGTGGACATCTACCAGGCCGTGGCCGACGGCCTGCCCCGAAATATCGAGGAGATGAAAAAAGCCATCGCCGACCCGGATGCCTGGGCCCAGGAATTCGAGCTGCAGTGGCTCGACGAGGCCTCCGCCTGGCTGGACTACGACCTCATCCACCGCTGCGAAGACGAGGCGGCGGGCGTCCCGGAGGGCTACGCCGGCGGCTGGTGCTACGCCGGCATGGATATCGCGG